TCTCCGTAAAGAGAATCCTTCATTACTATCCAATACGTCTCGCTAGGGTAAGCATCGGTATTTATATGGACTACTGCTTGTTTTTGTCCTAGTAGCGTAAAAGGTAATAATAATAATAATAATAATATTTTCTTCATTAGAAATCTTCCATTAATAATTCATCAATCTCTGTTTGCATGTCCTCTCTTGTAGCTTTCATAGCGAACGATATGTCTGCTTGAAATCTCTTTACTTCTTCTCCATCTTTAAATATAACAACGGTGGGCACAACAATTATTTCGTGTTTAGCTTGTAATTTCGGAGAAGCAGCTATGTCTACGTAAACTATTTCGCAGTCTGTTAAATCTCCAATGAATTTAACTTTATTAGGTTCGTTCCATTCGGCGTTGAAATGAGTGACTACTATTTGACCGTAAGATTTATTTGCTAATAACAAGAATAGTAATATTAACAAGTAAGTTCCGAATACTCTATGAGGGCTTTTCATCTTAGTTTATCTATCTTTTCTTCGATTCTATCTAAGTCTTCTTTTAGCTCTTCGACATCATCAGCTGTATTTTCAATAGTCAGCCTTATATTTTGATCTTTCATATCAAATTCCATTCTTGTTACGTCTGGTGGAGGAGGAACTGGTAGTTCTTTAGCTTCCGCGATATCCGCTTGAAGTGCAAACCACATACCAACTACCGTAGCTATTGCAAATCCTATTCCTATTAGTGTTTTAACACTTAATATAAAGCCAGTGTCTTCATTTAATTCTTTTGCCATTTTATAGTTTACTTTATTTTTATAAGATTACGTGTTTTTAAGTTTATTTAATCGTGGATTGGACACAAACCACTAGTGGCCATAGTTTTGTTACCACATCTCTTGCCATTAGATTTAATTTTTTTACATTGCGTTTTTTTACCGTCTTTTCTAATAGGAACGTCCTCGTGGTAAGTACATTTGTCTCCAGGGAAATTTACTTCTATTTTACATCTATTTCCCTCTTTGTTTACTTGAGAACATTTATAAGAACCTTTTTTCTCTTCTGGTTTTGACTTTATTTCTTCTTTGTGTTCTTCTATTTGTTTGTTTACAATTTCTTGTACTTGTTTTTGTTTTTTCTTTTCTTTTTCTTTTTCTTTAGCTTTCTCTTTTTTGCTTTTTAATTCTTTCTTAACTTTCTTTGATTCTGTTTCAATTCCTAAGTCCCAAGGATTCCAACCCATAACTAACATTAAGTTATCCATAAATTCGTTTTCATCAGCAGATATTGCTAGCAAACTATTTATTATATTATTAACCCTAGCAGCAGGTAAGTTAGTAAAAGCTTCTATTAGATTAGCTACAGAGGCCCAAGCAGGATTTCTAGGGTCCCATAAGTTCATTTCGGCAATCACGTCTTCATTTAATTGCTCTCCTTTTATAGAACTATATACCTTTCTAAGTTTACTACCAATTGTTGGTGAGAAGTTAGCGAACTGTAATATAGTATAAGTATGATCTGCATTCCATCCTCTAGCGTCTTGATCTAAATATGTTAAAATACCGTTTTTAACAGTTACTATAATAGCTCCTTTTAAACCTAATCCTACTAATATAGAGTCTATCATTTGCTGGATGACTCTATCTGATTTTTTATCCCATTCATCATCGCTTTGATCAAGAGCTGCGAATAAAGCCGTTTGTAGTGCTGAGAATATAAAGTTTTGAATCGCGCCGTAATAAGCTATCTTAGCTATATGTTGAGCTGAGTTTCCACGTCCTTTCAAAAGATCTTGCATAGATCTTTTCATCAGACGAGTATACTGCATAGGAGTATTTTTAAACGCAAACAAAACTCTACCTAAACCTCCAGCTTGTATAGAAGATATAAACCTAGGATCAGAAGATTGTTGGGATTCGTTGGATTTTTGTTGTAAATCTAAAAAAGCTAAATCAAAAGCAGCCTTTTCAATCTCTTCAGTGGTATAAACTCCGTCTCCCATTATTTCACGCATTGTATCTTCGTTTTTTAACATGTCCATGTAATGCTTCACACCATTAGTTAAGTAACTAGCCCCTCCAAAAGTAATAGCTAAACGATCGGCTATAGAAGTAGGCGTGAAACCTTTTTCTAAACAAAGAGCTATAAAAGAGCTAATTGGATTTTTTGAACCTGTGATAGCTTCTATAAGTTCTTCTTCATTTATTGTTCTGCCTCCTTTTTCAGCTCTTGACTTTAACCAGTCAGAGTTCCATATTTTAAGGAAGTTAATCCAATACTCTTTGGTTGTAACGGCTTTGGCGGCTTTTAGTGGATGATTATATCCCATGTCTATAAAGTTCGTCGTAGATAAAAGCTGTAAAACAGCCGACCTCATATTAAGGAACATAATAGCACCAACAGAATTATTAACCCACTCGTTGAACTCTCTTTCTGTTCTAGAAATTGTGTTTCCTTGGACACTTCTATTGCCATTCTCCATTCTGTCTAGCATTTCCTCTAAAAACTCCACATAATCATCTCCTTGTATAACTCTCAACTTGTTCATGTTATCTTTTGAGAATATTTCGTTTTTATTTTTGATAAAAGTTTCCAAGTGCTTCTGTCTACTTACACGCTCTGACATGTTTTTTATGTCATTAGCTATACTGCCTGTTATCCACGTTTGAGACGGCTCGCTGTACTCTGAAGATATATTTCTTAAGGCATCTGCAAAAGTTTTAAGTTCTGGATCACTTTCTATTGTTTTAAGGCACAAATCAAGGTCTCTTTTACTAAGTCCCATCGCTGTCATGTCTACACCGTTCTTGGTCCATATCCAAACCCGCACGGCCTGATTAAGAGTTAAGTAACTATCCTTACCATCTTCTCTCTTTATTTTTGACTGTAGTTTCTTTTTAATCTTAGGTAGACCTTTAATAATTTCTTTATAGTTTTGCAAAAGCCTAATCCTTTCCTTTTCCATTTCAGCCACACCTTTGTCATACGGGTCTATAAGGTTTCTTTTAAACCACTCCATTTGTCTTTCTCCTTCTTTACCTGGGCTCAACAAACTGTATAACAGTCCTTTAAAATCCTCTGCGCCTGGATCAGTAAGTATATTTAATTTATTCCACCATTTTCTTTTTCCTTGAAGATTGGCTTGAACGTCTGAATATCTTTTCTTAGCTTCAATACCTGTTGATTCCTCAATTATAATATTAAAAGACTCACTTAAACTGTACTTAGCGTAGTCAACATCATCTTCTTGAATATTATCTCTTAATGTAAAGTTACTTACATTTTCGGTGAATGATAATGGCAAGACATCAAATTGGCCTATATTATCCGTGTCTATCTGGAAGAAATCATTTCCAAATAACTCCTTGTAAAAATCAATGTTTTCTTGTACGTTTTCCCACGTTCTAGTAACTATGCTTTCTCTTAAAGATCTTTCTCTTTTTGAGTTTCTATCTAAAGCTGTTTCTAAACTAGTGTTTACAAATACAGCTCCTATATCATATCCTAGACTTTCAAAATCATTATATCTTTTTTGCATAACGTTAGACGAGGCTCCCGTTCCATCTATAACAATACCCTTGCCTTCTGATTTTAATCTTTCGATCTCTGCTTTAAAATCTTTTATAGCAGCTTGCTGTATTTTAGCCCATTGACTTCTCTGCTCTTTTGTTTCTAACAAAGATTGATCTAATGGTAAACCAGCTTTCTTAAGCATAGGTTCCATTATTGCGTCTGGGTTTAATACAACGTAATTTTTCCCTAACCCAAGTTGATTTACAATATTAGACTTACCTGCTCCAGGTCCTCCTACTAAGAATATAACTTTATTATCTGTGTTAGCTTTATTGGCGTCTACTAAAACGGATTTACCACCATCTCTAATAATACCTTCAGGAAATTCATTAAACATATCTTGAACCTCGTCTACGTTCTCCTTCATGTCATCTACGAAGTATATGTCGTTAAACCCATTAAATATTAAATTATTCTTTATCCAATCTGCTTTTGCCTTTCCAGTACTATCGCCTAATCCAACTATGTTACCTCTTATCATGTGAGGAACATTAGTATTATTTTTCTCGTTGTGTTTATCTATTTCTCCATTAATAAATTTAAACAAAGCGTCTTGAACTTCAGGCGCTCTAGCTGTAAGTATGTAAACATCTTGATTTCCGTATTTTATTAATTGATTTATAAGCTTCTGCCATAACGGACCAAGTTTACCGTTAGTAACATTGTTAAAGTCAGAGAAATCCATCTCCCAACCTTCTTGTATTAATCTAAGTCCATCTTCAGCCCATTGAACTCCATCTAAAGTCCTTGTTACTCCATCTTTAGTAGCTATAACAACGTTGTCACTTTCTCCAACCGTGCCGTCAAAATCAAACAAACTAGCGCCGTTAAATTCTCCAGCTAAAGACATTTTAACTACCTTGTCTATTTCGTCTTGTTCTTCGTTCTCTATTTTATTATTCTCAGTTATCTTATTAATAACTTTGTAATCTTTTATATCTTTAGCGTTTTGTGTTCTTATTGAGTTGGCTAGAATGTCTATCTTTTCCGTAGCGTCCTCTCCAATAACCAAAGAAGATATAATATCGTTAAATAAATCTGTGTTAAATTTATTACTAAATATCTTAGACTCGTTCATTGGATTAAATACTATATCGCTATTACGAGTATTAGGAGCGTTTGATCTAATTCTTTCGGCTATACCATCTAAATAATCAACAGCTCTCTTCGTGTTAATTTTATTGTAAATTACACGATCCATAGTTAGACCAGTTCTCAAGTCTACGGTTCTAGACGCGTTACTTAAAGCAACTATCCATAGTGCTTCGCTTTCCATTCCAATTGTAAATCCTGGAGCTCCTCCTGTTTTACCTCTATATTTTTCTATTTCAGCAAAATCAACCTTATATTTAGCCTTAAACTCTTCGGTTGGTAAATTTTTACCGTCTAAGAAAATTTGAGCATCTTTATCTAATAAACTCTGAACGTATTTAGATGACAACGTTTCATATCTTTCGTCGAACTTGCCGTCTATTATACTTTTTAAAACGTTAGCGTTAAAGTTTAGTAGTTGAATATTATGTTCCCATTGAAAAGGCCGAGCTTCTGTCTCGCTAAAGTCTAGAGTAAAAGAACTTAAAAAAGCACCTTGTCTAGACAGCCCAGGTTTAACGTTTGTTTGATATTGTAACAACCTAGCCACGAAAGATATTGCTTCTAATCTTTCTTTTGTACCGTCTTCATGTTGGTTTACAAAAGCATTTATCTTTTTGTACAAGTAGTCTCTAGCAAACTCTATACCTTCTCTTCTTTCGTTTAAATTAAAACTTTCATTAATCTTATCTGCTAGTTTAGCTATTTCTATAGAGGAATCATGATCTATACCCATGTCTTTGTTCCAAGCTATTATAACTTCTTCTATTTTCTTTTCTTCTGCTGGAGTTAAAGTTTCTACATTTACTAGCTCAAACTCTTTTGTTGTTTCGTTGTATTTTACAAAATCGTTAATATCAGTATTACGAATAAGCTTATCCATCATAAAGTCCATACTGTACGCCGCTGGAACTGTTTTACCTTTTGAGTTGACACGTGTTCCAGAGCTAAAACCTGTTACAGTTGTGTTACCAGAAAAGAAATATCTTACCGTTTTAACGTCTAAGAATCTTGGGTCCATAGTTTCAGAAAGCTCACCCATTAATTCAAAGAATCTTTTTTCACCTTCTTTAGTTTTTAAATCCATCAACTTTACTTCGCCATTAGTAAGTTTTTTAATAACTTCGTTAAAATTCGGAAAAAACTCAAAGCCGATGTTTTGACCAAATTTAGAATCTATTGCTTTAGCTAGTTCTTCCATACTTATAGATCCGTATTCGTCAAAGATGTTTTTAACGTCTTCTATAATGACACCCATAAAACCTTTAAATTTATCGTCTACTTCTTCGTCTAAATACTTGTCTAACAACGGAGCCATATCACTACCTTTGGTTTCACCGTTTTCAGAAACAAAGTCTCTTAATTTACTTACCTCGTCTATAACTCCTGGTGTTAACTCCATTATAGATAACTTGTTTTCAGGATTTAAATCTAAAGCTTCTGTTACCCTAGCTAAGTAGTTATCTACTTTTTGATGTCCTTGAAGTTCGTTGATGTTTTCTGTTTTTTCTAAATTTTTAGAATCTTCAAGATGGTCTATAACATAATGTCTAGATAGTGTTACTGCTAAAGCGTTTATCAGCCCTGTTTTTCTAGTACCTTGCGTAGAACGCCCAACGTTTTCACCAAAGAAAAAGTCTAAAAACTCTTCTTTAGTTATATCTTTTCTTTTAAATAATCTATTATTGTCTGGTCTTACTTGTCTACCTTGCTCGTCTAGTACGGGCTCTATAAACGCTTGGAAGCTCTTATTTAATATAGACTGAGGTATGGCATCATAAATAGCTTTCCAAACTTCTATAACGTTTCCACCTTTATCTGTATAATTAGATTCTAAGAAAGCTTTAAATTTAGCGGCAGATCTACCACCCATTAATTCTCGTATAACACCGTTAAGCTCTGCTCTAACAGCATCGTTAACTACTGTTTTAAATTTTAAAGAAGTTACTGCTGGAAGTTTTGTACCAAAAGTTTTCTCTACAGCTTCTCTTATTTTTTCTTTAATACGCTCTTCTACTCCTAAGACAGTGGCTAATTGTAAGTCTATTTGATTATCTATGAAGAAGTCAAAATCCATGTTACCATCTTCGTCGATCATCTTTGTTGTTTTTTCTGTGATCTCGGGTTCAAACTCTTGTTTTAAAACGTCAACGGCTATTTGTTTTATTCTCTCCGGCCAAAATTTGTTCAAGAACATAGATAGAGTTGCTTCTTTTTCTGTTGTTTTAGAGTCTTTTTGTTTTTTGTGCTTAGCGTTATATTCTTTGGTTATCATCTCCATTAAACCTCTCTTCTCTGTTACAAACGCATTTGCTAGTTCGTTGTAATCAAAACTAGGAAAGCCTCGGTATTTTCTAATAGCTCTATCTAACATGCTGTTCGGTATAACATCAAATGCTCCAGTGTCATAGTTATACACGCCCCCGTATAAAGATATTATATCTACAGTTCCGTTTACACCGTCTTTAGCCCATATAGCGTCAACTTCACTAGCTAAATTTTCCATTATAGACATCATAACAACGTGATCGTCCTCTTTTGTTTTAACTTCTTTTTCTTCCTCAGGATCGAGTATAACTTTTAATTTCCCTGCATTTATCTTTCTTTGTAAAGACTCTAGGTAAGTTACTATATCTTCTGGTCTTTTAAATAAATTACCAAAACCATAATCAAGACCAACAAACTCAGCCAATCCTTGGAAGAAAGATCTTACGTGGAACATAGCGTTAATATCTGTCTTAGTAATATATCCAGTGGCTAACAAATCAGAGAGCAACATAACAAACTCCTCGTAGTCGTCTTGATTATTGTTTTCTTTTTTATATTTAGCAATTCTATTTCTTACCAACTCCATTTCTTTATTGGTAAGTTTTCCTTGCAAGTATCTATCTAACTCTTCTAAAGACTCTCTTAAAGATTCGTTTAAAATTCTTTTCTTTTTGATTTTATCTGCCTCTAAAGACGTGCTTTCAACTTCTTCTACTGCTTCGATTCCCTCTTCGGTTTCTGTTACGTCAAAATCGTATTCATACGTGACTAATCCTTTTTTAAACAAATAATAATGTATATACTCGTGAAGAGCAGCGACAGTCGCATAAGCAGCGTTCATTCTTCTCGCGGTAGGAAATAATGATAATTCAGGAGCGAACTCGAACTTTATAGCGTTTAATTGGTTGTTTGTAAACACATATATACTATTCCCTTCGTTTACAGCAAAACTTTTGGTGATACCATTTATTATTACGTTAGCATCTTTTGGAAACCTTTTTCTTATAGCGGCCTTATCTTTTTCAGTAAGCTCATATATTTTGTTTCCATCTTTGTCAAACTTACCTAAATGGACAATTTTATAATCTAACTCATAGTAGTTAAGATCTTCATCTTGTTCTGCCATTGCTTTTATGGCTCTATTGTAAAACTTAGTTAAACCCCAATTATAAGCAGCTACACCTGGGTTAGCGGCGTCTTTAGTGTCCTCTATAGTTTTATCGCTTTCTTTGTTTAGTATCTTATCTTTTTTGTTTTGCAACTCTGTTATTTCCTGTACTAACTTGTCCCTAAGTTTTTTATCTGGTCCAAAAGCTTCTGCCATAGAACTAAGTCTACTTACTCTCTCATCTATTTGTCTCTGTATTGAAAAAGCTTCTTTCATCTCCTCCATAGTCAATTCGTCTAACTCGGATAGATTCATGAAGTTTATCATATTAGACTCCTCAAGCACCTCGCTTATTCTTTTGTTTATTTCTTCAAGCTCCGCTAGTCTGCTTCCGCTTTCGTCTTCCATGATCTCTTTCTTCGTTTCTAAAAGACCGTGCAATTCTTTAGCTAGTTCTCTTTGCTTAGCTCTTGATCTTTGCGTACTAACAGCATCGTTAAAAACATTTAAACTTTGTCTTACTGTTCCAGGTCCCTGTATAACCAAAGTAGTCCAAACGGTATTATCCCACCATCTTCTTTCATCTAAACCTTTAAACAAACTAATGTCGTCTCCTAAATAGTACTTATCCCATCCGTTGTGAAGTATTTCAACTAATACTTCTTGAGAAACATTAGACATATGGTTAACAACATTGAGAGAAACTAGATTACCAAGACCAGCTCCTCCAGCTAATCTTCTGTTGTTAAATCTACGTAAACGTCTTAAAAAGAAACCATATCCAAGAGTATACTCCGTTAACACCTCTGTGAGGCCCTTGTAGATTCCCGATGCGTAAATATCAAACTCTGACAGATTGCTCATTCTATCAGCTTCATTCATCAAGTTTCCATAGTAGAACTTATCTTCCTCTGTCTCTGCTAAATTATAAGCAGCTTTATAAAAGTCAATATATTTTTTTGCTTCATTCCTCCTGTTTTCTAGTTTAAAAACTTCATTTCCATATCCTGTAGCAAAAAATGGAATAAGCCAACTAGCAGTAGTACCGCCAGTTAACGCGCTGAACGATATAATAGATAGCGTGGGCGCGGCGTCAGCAAAAAGTCTACCTTGTATTCTAGTATCCCACGTAAACAAATTACTAAAAAACGATCCTCTAAAGGTAGTGTTATCAAAATCTACGTTAAAAGTGTTGCTAGGCCTAAAAGCGTGGACTAAGTTACCATTAATATCCACTCGCGTTCCTAGGTTGTTGTGCTTAGTTATTTGTTGTGTTCTATCAAGAAGCAAGACGTCTCTAACTAGCATACCTAAAGGATATAAAATACCTTTCTCGATGTTGTGTATCGCTAGATCCCAGTCGTTATAATTAGTACCAGCGATTCTACGTATAGGTTCTTGTTTGTCTGTTATTTCACATATTTCTACTAAAGTTTCTATTTCAACTTCTAGTAAGTTTTTTAAATATTTTAGTCTTTTGTGTAAATCATTAATACCAGTTTCTTCCATAGCCTCATCTATAGCTTGAGCTTCCAGTATAATGTCGTTATATTTTCTTATATCCTCTTTAGTGGTTGGCGTGGTTGGATAAGAAGCTAACATGTCCATTAACTCTCCTAGTCTATCTGTCAGCTCCTTTGGAACACTAGACAAATACTTTTCCATTTCTTTTTCTGCGGCTTTTTCAATCTGCTCTATTCTCTTAAACGCATCCTTGATATGCTTGTTGAGCTTTCTAGTGGTGTAATTAGTAACACGATTAATATCATAAGAACTAAGCTCGGCAAACGGCTTGTAAAAACTATGTCTAGCTCTCAAGTCAGCCTCTACACTTTTTCTGCTCTCAGGGTTCATGTTTATTCTAGGCTCATAATATACACCTTTATAAGTCGTAGGTTGCAGAAGATGCTTACCTGTTAGTTTTCTATAGGTATCCTCATCTTTTATTCTTTCTTGCTCCCATTCGTTGTACAAATTAAAACCAGTAACATTGTACATAGATTTTTGGTAATCTAATATCTCTGTAGGCGTTAATTTCTCGTTAAACAAATGTACCATTTGCGTGTTGTATTTCCTTTGAAAGTCCTCAATACCGAACCAATTAGTTGGAGTATGGTCTTCGTTTATGTCAAAAGTACTAAGCTTCATCCAGCCTTGAGGATCAACATAACCATCTACTTGAGATTTTTTAGCAACCCAATTTAAATAATTTTTATAAGCCTTAGTTTTGTCCTCTCCTATAAACTTTATTAATTCTCCGTAGTATTTATCGCTCCCTCTAAGTAAGTCGCTGTCTTCCAGATCTACATCAGTTCCATTCCAAATTTCGTAACCTTGCTCCTCTGCGTATTTTTCAAAATTCTCTATGGTATCTGTCCAATAAGTCTCACCCATCTTTTCCAGCATTTTAGAGTCAGTGTCTATTGTTTGAGAAAATATATCTTTTACTAAATTTAAATTAGCCTGTGCAGGAGTTATAACAATTTGTTTATCATTTACTTCTACCTCCGGGAAATCAACGTTGTATATATATGTTTCTTGATTACTTCTACCGTTGTTTATATTTCCTATCGCGTCTCCACCGTAATTAGTAGCCTCAAATATTTGTGGGATTAATTTTAAATCTCTAAACTGTTTGTTTTTAAATAATTCTAATTCTTGTTTAAGCCCATCTAATTCTTCCTTTATATCACCCTTCATCTTGGTATTTACTTGACCAAAACCTTTTTCTTCAGAGATATCGTACTGATTTTGAAGCTGCGTGATTCTAGATTCTATGTTAGTTACTATAGATTCGAACTGACCATCACCACCTTCTTCTTCAGGTATCAACGGGTTGTAAGACACTTCAATATCTGCTTTGTTTTCAACCTCTCTCAAATATTTTTCTACTTCAGATATTTCAAATTTGTTTAAATCTTTAAAAAACTCACCTGTAACCCTTCCTTTTTCTTTATTAACACGCTCCATGATTTCGTTGTTTACAAAATCATTGTCTGGTAAAGTGTCTGTTTTTTCGTACTGCTCGTACTCCTTCCAAAGTTTTTTAATATCTTTCTTAGTATAGCCCTGCTCGTTTTTATAATAATCAAAAAACGCCTTTTTAAAAGGTATTTGTCTTTCAAGACCTTCTTCTTCTAAAAACTCATCTGACAAATGGGATAGGTCAAAACCTTGTCTTCTTTTAATTTGATTTATCTGAAAGTACGAATCTGCGGTTGTTTTCTTAGAGGACTCTGTAATTGCGTCTATATCAATATTGTTGTATAACTCTTTTAAACGTACCACATTGTCTTGTAGTTCTGTTGACACGTTCATTGGTCCTAATATAGATTTTACTTTATCTTTAAATCTACGTTTCTTTGTTTCGTTTTCTTTAGTTAAGTCGGTTACTTTAATCTCCTCAACATCAGTCTCCATCGCCGGTTCTTCTAAAGCAGGCACTTCAGTTTTAGTTTTTGGCTCTACTGTTTCAACTTCGTCTATGTCTTCAGAAGGAGATTTGAACACTTTGTTATTATCGATTTTTTCGATATTATCGTGCTCAGATATAACAGAAGCTATTTCCTCTTCTGATCTACCATCGTCTATCATAGATTGTACTATTTCTTCTAAAGCCATATTAAATTTTATTTTCTATATTTGTTTATTAAGTCACCAGCAGACAAACCTTGGCTTGTAAACTTAGAAGTTTCCATTCCAATTCTTTCTTTAGCCATGTTGACTAATCCGTTTTTAACTAGATCTTCTATAAGGTCTATATTGAATCTTTCGCTTTCAGGCATAATTTGATCTAAGTCCATCATAACGCCATTTTCTTCAGCTTGTTTTTCTAATTTATCAAATAATCCAAAGTCGTAAAACCAAGAAAGTAAACTTTCTTTACCTTCGGTTACGCCTTCAATAACAGCTTCCAAAGCTCCCTCAGAAATCTTACCTCCTTCTTTGTTTGTTTTTTTCATATCTTCTATGAAACTATCCCACACTTTGTATCCTTGGAAGTTTTTAGCAAAAACATTTCTATCTAAATCTTTAACCGTCCAAACATCCTCTATACCATCTGCTTTAAAATACATGTCTCCCTCTTCTGATATACTCATGTTTATTTTATCAGATCCCATATATGTCAAATCGTACTTACGTTGATCTCCCTTGTGGCTTCCTTTTGATATTAAATTATTAAAGCTTGATTTTTCAAATTGACTAGACTTATTCATGTCTACCCATCCTCCATACTTAGTATTCATCGATCCTAAATTACCAACTAAATTTTTAACGTTATCCATCCACTGATCTTTAAACTCTATTTGACCATCGTTGAGTGCGTTAATCATATTTTCTTTTGCTTTTTTTAAATAGTTCCTAACAGTTGCCTTGTGCTTAGGGTTTTTTAAAACATCAATTTGATTAGTTGACGCAGAGCCAAAAGTAGAGTTTGCTACATGATTTTTTTTCATATCATTTAGCTTTTCCTCTGGCAAAGAGCCCCAAGTATCATATATAGTGCTTCCTACCGCCCCTTGTCTCACGTATGGCAAATCTCCAACCTGCCTCCTCTGCTGCATAGGGCTAGAAGTAGGTATATAGCTTTCTCGCGTTCTTGACTTTAAAGCAGAGTATTTTTTAAAAGCAGTTCCTTTTTTCTTACGCGGAGAAACAGGTTTTTCTTTCTTTTGCTCTGCGACTAATCGTCTATACATCTTTGGGTCCATACCTCTACTTCTTAAATAACTATCAGAGTAAGGAGGCCCAATTTCCAAAGGTTCTTGTGATGTAATTTTTTTACCTTTTTCTCTTTGTGGTAAAGCGCTTTTTTTCTTTCCGTCTCCATATATTTCATTCCAAAGAACCCAGTCTGGATTAATAATAAACTTAGAGCTTTCACTGTCCATTATAACTCGCCTTGGCTCTTTACTTGGTACTTTATTTTCTTTCTTTTCTGGTTTTTTAGTAGTGTTGTTATCGCTTGGCTTTTCCTCTTCTTCTTGTTTCATTCTTTCGCCCATTATAACCTTAGCAACGTCTTCTACGGCTCCTCCCCAATCAATAGGATCTACCATAGTACTACCAGCCCCACCGGAATACTTATACGTTTCGGCAGACTGTCTTATTAAAGCTTCGTTTACTTTTAGTGCGGAACTATTATTTTTTTTGGCCATATTACTTATTTTTTTTCATGTTCTTGTAAAAAGTAGGTCCATGCATTTTGAAGCCACTTTTACCAACACCTCCTTTCATAGTAAAAGCAGAAGTTATTCCAGCTCCTATATCGCTTATACCTTCGGAAACTTGGTCTCTAGCTCTTTGTCTAGCGTCATCAGCTCCAATTTTTCTTCTTTGAGCTAATCCCATCATAGTTTCTGTTTTATCTAAAGACCTATCTTGTTCTAACATTCTACCGTATCTTTCTTTACTTTGTATTTTAGACCCTTCTTTAGCTGCTAATTGCTGGTTCGCTGCTTCTTGTTGACCAATAGAAGCTGACGCCCTAGCCGCTTGTTGAGAACCTTGGTTTGCCATTGCTTGCGCTAAACCAGCAACTCCACTTCCTCCAGCCGACCCTTGCATACTTTGTAATATGTTGGCTTGGTTTTGTTGATTTTGCTGTGCCTCAAATTCTGCTTGTTGGGTGTTCACAGTTAGATCTTCAAAAGCATTTTCCATATTAGCATAAGGATTACTAACGTCAGCTCCTTCTAAATCTACTTTACGCCTAGCTAATTCGTTGTTAGCTTGCCTTTGTTCTTCTATTCTAGCTTTTCTACCTTGGTTTGCTGCTACAATTTTTGTAATTCCAGAAGCCGCGGCCATACCTACCATTATCCAACTCATAATTATTTATTTTAAATTTCCTTTATTTTTTAACAACTCAACAGTTTCTAAAGATATTTCTTTGTCGGTAAAATCTTTAGCTATTACTTCGTTTTCTATATCTTTTAAATCTGTACTATCTGTAACGTGGACCGTTATAAACCTGCAATCCGTATGTGTATATATAACTCTTTTAGTGCCAGCAAGAGTTATACCGTTATGAGGTGCTTTTAAATTAACAACACCGTCTTCAGTTAAAATAGACATCTCTCCTTCGACTAAAAAGTACGGATGTGTTTTTTTATGTATTTTAGTGATTATTAATTCGTCAGCTGGGTTAAATATTTCTCTAACGTAACAACCATCAGCAAAAGAATGTTTTACTGGGTTAAGTTTTTCTAATTCTTCTCCAGTTAAAGCTCCTTCTATATTTTTTAACTGATTCTCAAATTCAACAATTTTGTCTCTATAATCTTGTTTTCTTCTAATTATCTCACCAGCTTCCCAAGCCTCTTCAAACGTAAAACTATGTTTTATATCTAGCTTTTCCGTCATTTCTACAAATTGTTTTCTTGACTCTTCTTTTGTTAGCGGGTTTTTATTTATCTGATCATTTATATCTTTCATTTCCATACGACTAAATTAAATTTATATCAATATAGTCACAGTTTTTAGTGTTTATTTACTACTTTCAAAGTAGTTGGCCGATACAGAAAACAACTCTCCAGCTTCATTAGGGTCGTCATTAACTAATTTTATTTTAGCGAAATACCCTAAAAGACTAGACATGTTGGCAGAGTTATCCTTGCTGAACATTATAAAATCAGAAGTCGAAGGTGGCGCTGTCGACGAGTCTATATTGCAAACTATATTGTTCACTCCCACGGAAATCACAGAACCAATTCTTACTATATTCGAACTATCACCCGTGTCAAAACCACCTAATTGACTAGTGTCAACATAATACGCTATGTCGTTTATTTGAACTGAAGACTGTACTACTCCTGAAAAATTTAAAGTTATTGTTGGCATATTATCTGTATTGTACTGTTATTGTTCCATATCCTGCTTCGTCACTATCAACTCCTCCAACCGTGGCTTTGTATACGAAAGAGTCTGTTCCACCTCTTTCCATAACGTATCCTTCGTTTACTGTGTATCTTATTCTACCATTGTCCCAAGCGCTACCAGAAGCACCGTAAGCAGATAAAGTCCCATGTTCTGGTGGTTCAACTGTAGAAAGAGTCTTGCTAGCTTTATTAGTGTCTTTGTCGATAGATCTAATGTCCAAGTCTAAAAAACCAATGTCTCGATCGACGTATAGAACTATACCACTGTTCTCTGGGTCAGCAGAAGGAACAGAAGGCTTTACGGTGATAAAGTTATCAATATCAAAAAGTATAGTTGTATTAGCCGTAGGATGCTGTGTTATATTACCCGTTATTGTAGCTGTTAAAGTAGCGGTACCACTACCAGATATAGTAGGACTTAATGTAATCTGCGTGTTGTTCGTGTTACCGTCAGTTGTTGACGTTGTATTAAACTCAAAGTCACCGTAGTCATCTTCAGTAGCGCGTAAGGGCTGTCTATTTATATATATAACAGATCCATCTGCTTTTGTTATATTGCCGGTCCAAGTTGGTATTTTTCTTGTTGTTTTTATACCACCTCTAGCTACAGAAGTTATATTTGTTAATCCACTAGCTAGCGTTAAACTAGAGTCTGTCGCATCTGAAGTAAGCGTTAAAGTTTTGTTAACGTACTGATAAATAGTGAAAGAGGTAGTTACGTTTTCTTCTACTGTAGTAGCTAAATATGATATTTCATTTGTAGTTGGCGTTACCACTATGTCGTACGAGACGTCTCGTGAAGAAAGCGGGATGTTAAACAAGGTTTTGTAATAACCAGTGGAATCTATAGTTTGATCTCTTAAAGCGTTGTTCTTAGCGCTAAACTCACCGTTTTCAAAATCGTAAGTCTTTAAGTCACTACTTCTAGTTATTGTTACGGAAAAAGTAGCGGCTGATTTCGAACCTTGAACAGTTAGCGTTCTAGATCCTCCTCTGTCGCCTAGATACTCATCTGAACTTAACGTAACCTGTGTTATTTTAGGTTGAGAAGTCACGGTCATAGGTGTCGTGCCACTCATTTGTGCCCAATCAATAATATGTTGACCACAAGAAATATCGTTAGATCCTATAAACTTAACAGTAAATTCTTTAGCCACGCATCTTCTAGCTACTAGCCCGCTTGGACCCCCGAAGTTAGTTATATGAACAGAAGAAAAATTTAAAACATCTCCTGTAGACAAGGTGTTAGATTCAGACATGTATACTTTAGAATTAGCATGATCTACTTCTGTCACCCTTATGTCAGCTCCCCAAAAAGGCCAACATAGCGTAGCGTTGGTTGGACTAGGATTTTGCAATGGATCGTAAGCACAACTAATAAGAGAAGTACCTGTTACTTGCATACCTGGTATTATATCTGTAGTGTCACACTCTATAACGTTACTAGAGTTTGTAGGAGCTGTTAAAGTTTTATCTACATTGTAATCTGTAGCGGTTTCTTCTATTATATAACCACCTGAGTTAGATGCGGCCTGATTTAACACGTAAAAAGGAACTACTTCAAAACTCTTCTGAGGACCAGTCCAAAAAGTTTTCTTAAACAACGTTGTTACTACTCCAGAATCTATTGTTGCTTGACTTTGGCTAACGGTAGCTGTATCTGCTCCCGGTGTAACAGTGTATCCTCCAACGCCGTTTAATGGGCTAGTCCAAGTAGTGTTGTTAGCTAAAGAAGTTGTTGTTAACAAAGGTTCGTCAGCAACGTCCATGAAGCAAGATAAGCACTCAAGGCCTCCAGGTATACTTTGAACACCTGGTGATATAGGAGAGCCTGTTTTGGGCCAGTAATTACTTGGACACTGAGCCTCTGCCTGTACTTGGTTCGTTAAACAAATGTTTATAGATTTATTAGAAGCACGCCTAGCTTGACCGTCAATATCTACTGTTAAATCTAAGTTACCAGTAACGACAGCTTGTTGGTCTAAGTAAACGAACACCTCTACTATATTACCGGTAGTATGAGGAACCCCTGTAGTTCTAGCTACACTTGGGTTTGGTTCGTTACTATCGTAATCTCCAAACGTAACCATAGTAACTTCAGGAGACGTTACTCCTGGAACAATATCTATAGTAAAATCATTTGCCCCAACTACAAAACCAGGGTTAGGCGATATATATAGCTTTGCGGCGTTAGGAAGACTTGCTCCTGACGCTACGTTAGTTATTTGTACTTCGGATACCGTGTAATTTGTAGTTGAACTGTGTCCCATTTATTTAATTTTAATGATCGCTAGGATCGTCTTTTATTGTTATAGTGAAAGCTGTTGGACTCGGGTCTATAGGTCCTCCATTGTCGTTGTTCATAGTTATAGAAGAAGCCTTGCCGATACCTTGGAAAGAAAACTCAGACATGTCTATGTTAGTATCTGACGCCGAGTTAAAGTATGTTTTTTCTCCACGCATAGCAGCGAACCATTTCCCTTCTTTTTCTTTAAACTCTAGTTCATTACCACTTTGTAAGTCTGTTTCTATCGAGCTCGCAAACCAACCATAGTGATCAAAATTATTATAGTACTCCGCGTCAAATTGATTATTGTTGTTAATATCTGTTCCTGTAAGTACGTTTTTTGATATTCTACTTTGAGTCCCTGAATAACTAAGAGACAATAAACTTTTTACAACGTCAGGAGAACCATTAAGATAAAACTCTATTTCAGAGGCTTTTTGTTCTCCATAGAAATTGTTTCTCAAACTGTTTGTTCTATGTTCCCAAAGATAACCTGAAGAGTCGTTGGTATGATAAGTGCTGTCTGGCAAAGTATAAAATTTATTATTTAAACTTAACCCGCTGTCTATTATCCAAGATTTAAAACTAATCCACCCGTTAGTTTTGTCTGAAAAGGTAACAGTATAGCTCTCCGTTTGTTTACTGCTATTACCACTAGCTTGATTAGAGTTCAAGCCTGTTGTTTCGTCAAAAGGACCTGTTAAAGACCATTTAAAAGTATTGAAATCTTGAAAACCACTATAACCAACCAACCAATTTAAAACTACTTTATAAGTACCAGAAACAGCGTCATACGTTATGCTTTCTATAGAATAAACAGTTTCAGGTTGATGAACGTAGCTCCAGTTATTTGGAAAATTTTGAAACGCATTAACATTAGAAGCTAAACTAGGATAGTTTGCGTGTAAATAAGTTTGATACAAGTAAACGTTGTTTGCTCCATTCGTATTTAACGAGCTTATTAAAGAGTTCCAGTTTGAAGTAGAATCAAAAGCTGGAGCTAAAACATGCCCAGATGTTATTTTATCAAAGTATAAAGTTATAGGATTTGTTAGGTTTGGATTATTACCATTTGGAGATGGTATACCATGCTCTACTCCGGTTGGATGCGTTGGTGTTCCAGCCGCTATACCAGCCCAGCCTCTTTCGTGCGGCGTTATAGCTCCAACTGTTCCAGCTGCTGCTCCATTTGGATTAGCGATGTTGTTATTAAAAGCACCAGTTTCTATAGCTTTAGCCCAATTATCTACTAAGCCACCATATCTAAACCAGTTACCCAAAGCGTTTCCGCTTGAAGGAACCTCGGTTGTATTGAGCACTAGAGATGTAGTCGAAACAGTAATGTCTCTTGGATTTGAAGTTAAAGATTTTAAAGATATATTATACGAAGATTTTTTATCGTCGTAACTACCAACTATCTTCTTAGCGTGAGTTAAGTGGTCGGCGAAAAAGTCCTTCATACCATGTTCTGATATTGGCGTTAAACCATCTTTAGAAAGTCTTAAAACAACTCCTCTTGCTTTGTCTGAAAAATAAGATCTATAAGCTTGGTAAGCAAAAGATTCTGGATTTTTAGATATACCATATTCTCCAGTGTAGGGTATAACTTGCCCCAATACTTTGTTTGTCGCCGTTAAATTAGTGTTACCATCAGCGTTAAAAACCGCGTCTTTTTCTGATAATATTTTTAAAACCTTATCTTCACATAAAGCAACTATATCAGTGTCTCTAGAGTGAAGTTTTTGTATGCTACCAAATCTAGGATTTAAATCTTTAGTTATAGGTTCTGCTTGTATAAATTGATTTAGATTATTTACACCGCTAATAGAGTTATATATACCGGAGTATATTAAACCGTTTGACCTTCTTTCTTCTTTATATTGCTCTGCCAAGGTCATAGACGCTTTAGGTCCTTTATCTATCATAACCGCGTTGTAATCATCTCTAATTCTATTTGACTCAACTCCATTTCCAAACGCGTAACAATTAAACCAACTTAAAGTGTGTTTTTTGTCCCAAATTTTTCTATCTAAAATAACACCGTTTGTTCCTGACAACGCGCTTATTCTAGCTCTTGTAATACTTCCGTCGACTCTTTCAAAAGATAGAATGTCGCTTTGGTTAAGCAAAGTGTTTACATTAGAAAGCGTAACGGTGTTGTCACTCCAGTCTGTTACGGTTGTTCCTGTGGCTAATGTTGAGCTAGGGTTTTCTACAGTGACAATAGACCCGTAATTAGCAAAAGATTCGTTTGTGTCAGCGTTTAGTTCTAAAGGAAAGGCTTGACTTGATTCATAGTAAATATCTAAGTCTATATTTTCTTTTGGCTCTGTCTCCCATATTGCTGGGTTCGTGCTTGAATAAGAACCATCTTCATCATAAAACACGTCTATTATCTCTATAGTATTAGTATAGCTATTTTTAATAGTTTGTGTTAAAGCTACGTTAGCATTCCCTAATTGAGAAGATGTTAAAGCATGACTAGGTTCATTGTGCTCGATACTACCAGTATCAACGCCTGTTGAGAAGTTTCTCGTAGGATCAAACATTGCTGGAGGTAACTGTGCCCAGTTAGAATCAGGGTGCCAGTGTGGTAGTAGATTGGCGAAAGCAGGATTAGAGTAGTACTTGTCTACATTAGTGTTTGCTACACCGTTGATGCTCACCGTGGTTAACTGTGAGTCTTTTACCCAACCCTCGTCCGATGTTGTGAAGTATAGATATAGTCTACGAGACTTGTTATCGTCCTCGTCCCAGTGATTTGCGTTTCCACCAGTAAGCCAAGCATTAGCAGAGCTATAATTTAATATACCTCTACCGTTTGTGCCAGCGAATGGAGGTCCTGGATCACCAGAGTCGGCATAACCAATTACTTTGTAAATAACACCGTCTGGATCGTTCTGCCATCTAAACAGCGTTCCAACAGCTTTTAACTGATTCCAAAATGTGTATTGATTCGTGTTTATTAAACTAAAAGCTTCGGCTTCTTTATAGCTAATACCTTCTTCAAGTTTAGATACCGATATCTCCATACACGCCGCTTGCCAAGACACGTTAGTAGCTGTGCCTGAAAAATGCATACTACCTAACGTAGGCGATCCGCTCATATTCCAAGGTCTATTACCTCCAATACCATAGCCATCATCAGCAGGGAAATTACCACCAACACCAGCGTAGAAACTACTATTAAGATTAAGGCTAGGATTAAGTATGTGGTTTAAATAACCAGGTAACGGGACGGCACTTCCTTGGCCAACCAACCCTCTAGATTCTGCGTCTATAAAAAAGTCTGTTCTATTCCAAGCCTCTTGCCACCACTCGGCATCTCTACCTTGAGTATTGTTTAAATAAAAGTGGTGTTTAGCAGATTTAATAGCGAATTGAGGCTCTGAATCTAGAGTTCTAAGTATATTAGTTGACAAAGCAACGTCTTTATATATTTTAACAAAAAATCTACCATCAAACTCAGGCTTTTCTTTAAATATGTTTTTAGCTATTTCAAGTTCTAATCCCGATACTAAAGCTCCATTAGAATCTAAAAAAACGTTTAGTTCTTCTTCTAGTTTTTTGTCTAAATTAATAAGATAATAATTACCTTGAACACTTTTTTGTATACCGTTAACTTCATACCAATTACTCGAGTTAGAGGAATTCTTTATTCTTAACTTTAAATCTGTTTGCCCTATCGACTCGGCTAAACTAGAGTTTCCAAAAGCAGTTGCATCCGCGTAAAGTTGCGTGTAGTCTTCTAATGGCTCACCACCAGTTATCCAAGTCATAATAACAGATCCAAAGCTACTTATTGATTTTTTTACAAATTGAGGAGCGTTGTCTTCTATTGCTAAAACTTTGTATCTACTAGGTTCTGCTACAAAAATATCATTATCATGCTGCTTCTTCAATATTAAAAACGTATCTTCTTGCACTTTGTTTCTTTCAGAAGAAGGGAAAGAAAGCCACACGTTACCATCCTCGGCATCGTACCAACGATCCATTGCTAAATTATAGTACTCGTTAGAAGTTTCTTTAATAAAAAACTTATAAGTATCAGCCCATTTAGGCGGTTTGTTTTTAACTCTAGCGGTTAGCTTATTGTAATTATCAGCCATACCTTTTGGGACTTCTATTGTACCAACCGTAGCTTCTGTGTTATCATCTATGCTGGAAGGAGCTAAAACAGGAGTTTCTCTTCCATACTTGTCTCTATATACAATACCTAACTGATAAGTTCTAAGAGACTTAACAGATTTACCAGGCGTTTTGACTTCTAAAGCATCAACTACAGCTGATTCCAAACCACCTACCACGTCTATTTTTATTTCTTTATTATTTATATCTACTAGATTATAATTTTGCAAGTAGTTAGCATATATAATTCTATTACCACTCATTTCTTGCCCCAAGGCTTTTCTAGGAACGTTGTCCCATGGTCTTAAAAGTTGGTTAGCCGGAAGCGTAGCGTATATCATTTCTGACTCTATAAGTGTAGACCCTTTCATTAATCCACCCGATCCAGCGGCGTTCCATTCTTCATCTTCGTATAAAATAGTTTTAACGGTATATACGTTTGGAGAGTTTGATTCTTTGTAAAGTATATCTATAGCAACAACGCCTTTTGGCAATAAAGCTGGTTCTAAAACAAAGTCTTGTATTTTTAGCCTTCTTAAGTTGTTAACCATACCAAGATTATATCCTTTTTGAGGTAAGTAATCAAAAGATCCAGGCATAAAGGCTGGTTCTGAAAAAGGAGAGAAAGCTGAGTATTCCCCGTCGGTATACTTATATCTATACCCAAATCTAGGAAACTTAAACTCAAACATTGCTTTTTCTTGATCTAGCAATAAATACCAAGGTATAGGACTAGTAGCGGTAGGAGCGATTAAAGGAGTAGAAGTTATTGAAAGTACTTTAAAATCATATTGATTAAATTGCCCAGCATAAGTACCTACAACTTCTAATCTAATCTCATGTGAAGCGAAAGATGATTGCCCTTGTCCCACTAAAGAATCATTAGTAGCTAAAACAACATCTCCTTCTTTAAAAGAAACGTTAGAAACAGTTTGTTTAGCTATCAACATTTCTCCTGGAGAAACGTTAACTAAAACATTGAAGTTATTTAATTCTGTAAAGTCGTGATTAGAAAACTCCGCGTATATACCATGCACTCTATCTGCTTTAGTGTCAAACATCTTAAGATAGGGAGGTTTTAATGGGGATTTTTTTACAACTGTTATGTGAGATTCGTTTATAAAATCTTTACCTAAGCCGTAATTTATTGTCTGTAAAGAGAAAGTTGTTGGATCTTGTATTTTTAATTTAGTGTGCGTGTTTATATCTACAGTACCTTGTATACATCTATCTATTTTTATTTGTTTTGGTTCGTATTTATTGTCAGTCCAAAATAAAAAATTATCAATAACATTTATACCTGTTACGTATTCGTCTTTTTCGAAGTTTAAAACCCTCTCAGAAGTAAAGGTTACTTGGTCTCCAACGGAAGAAGGAAAGTTATTTAGAATAACATTCGTTACAACTTGCTCTAAATAAACATTATAGTTTTGACCAGAAAGTGTAATTCTAGAAACGTAAACATTGTCACTAGCGGCGTAAGTAACACCTCCTAAAGTACCTGTGACTGTCATGCCTACTCTTATATTGACAGCTTCCAAAGGCGATAAAACAACGTGGTCATTAGAACCTGCTATTAACGTCAATGGAATTTCTACGCTATAAATATCTACTAAAACAGGCTTTTCTGTTTCGTCTTCGGAGTTGTACTCTATAATAGCGTCTTTAAAATTATCTGGAGAAGATACTAAATAATATATTTTATTGGTTTTTTCGTCAGCAATAGAACCAACACAAGAACCTCTCAAGCTAGTTCCTTTAGCTGTGTTACCGACTAAAGTTTGCACGGTACCAACCTCGGAAGCTTCAGACGTAGAGGCCTCAACGTTCAAGGCGTCTCTATACTCTCCGTTAGGCACTAGCCTTTCATCAAGGTCTTTGTTCATTCGACCTTTAATAAAGTTCTGATTTAAATCCGGCATATTATTATTTTATTTGTTTAGACTTTCCTCTAAATACCTGAGTTATTTCTTCTATTTTTATATTAGAAAGTCTTAATTTAGCTTTTCTTGTCTCTGCAAATTTTTCTTTTTTAAATCTAGCAACTAAATATTCTGGCACTTGAGACCTTGTTGCTAACACAGAATGTGCTATATGCTTATACATAGCTTCTTCTGCAAATTTATGAACCTGCATTTCAGCGTCTGTTCCTAAACCGTCGCTTATGTATTTTAAGATCACAGTTTTTCCGTTAATATTAGAGCTAAAATGAATTTTTCCTGTATTTTCGTCTATAAAAAACGAGCCGTTAGACTGCGCGAACTGAGGGTCTATACCATATCTTTGTCCTTTATTGAAGTCGTAAAGATCGTCATCTTCATCGTCGCTAACATTACCAGTGTTTGTGTTTGCTAAAGAATCAGACTTGTATTTATTCCACGTGTCAGACTTGTGTCCTGTAGGGTCTTGCTCTGCTAAATCTTCAAAGTTTGAAGTAGCACTTAAATTGTAATTACTATCGTTATCTGAAAAACCTCCAGACGATTGATCAATTGCAAATGGATTTGATGTTTTAGAAGCTGGATATATAGTTCTTTCAATACCATGCTCATCTGACCAACATATCTTTACATAGTTAACGTAATCTTGCGGTAGTACCATAGTTAAAGATGGTGGTATTTCTATCTCTTGAGATTTTGTAGATTTAAAAGTATCAAAAGAAAGCTCTTGTAAGCCTCTCATAGCGTGAAACTGAACATCACTTCTTTTTATTCTACTTATTATTTTTCCTTCTCCTACATAAGCAACTATAAAGTTATTTATAATATCTTCTAAGGATATGAATTGATAAGAACCAAAATCATCTCCAGAATAATAAGCTTGTTGCGTTGTGTTTATTAATCCCATTTATTATTGTTTTTGTTGAGCTATAATTTGACCTTCTTCTGCCCCAGCTAATTGAGCTAACGCTGGTTTATTAAGCGTTATCCCTGCTAGTTCTAATATTTTTATAACTAAATGCGACTCTTCTGATGAGTGTAACATAAAGTCAGTTGTTTCGTCTACGTTATATAAAGCTTTCTCTCCTACAACTGCATAACCCCATCTAGCATCCGTACCGTTAGACCTAGTAGGAGCACTAAGTATATTGCATGATATTTCAGATGCAGTTGTCGTTAAGTTAGTTGGGTATATTTGCACTTGAGTAGCGTTGACTCTAGTGTATATTGGCCTAGTAGAATTAGGCGCTGCTAATGGCGATGCGTTTATATAAGTAGCTTCGTTCTTTCTTACTTCTTGTACTTCTACAGTTTTAGATGTAGTTACATAATTTACACTACCTAAATAATCGTGTGTTGGTAATGTTGTCAACCCGTTAGCTATAGATGCGGCCGCTTGAACAGTTTCAAAGGGCGCTAATTTTTCGTTTAACAGATCTAACTCGTTAGAGTATTCGGTATCGTTACCATGCTCAGTATGCGCTAGTCTTATATCATGTATATACTGATTATATATAGACATTTGAGCCTGATTAGCCATTAAGTTAAATTCTTGAGGCGTTATATATCCTCTTTGTTCTTTGTTGCATATTGCTAAAACTCTTTGATACACAGTATCTATACTTACCGCCATAATTTATTTTTTATTTGTAGTTTACGATCGCCCCGTAGGGCGACCGCTCTACAGTTAGATTAATTTAATCTTTTTTCTATATTTGAGTAAATCTCCATTCCTTCGTCAGTTTTAAACCAAGCGGCTAAAGCTGAGTACGGGTGTTCTTCGTAGGGAACGTTCATTAATTTTCTACCAGTGCTTTTCCACGTAAAAGTTCTTTGATCTCCTGATAGTTCAATTATCCCTGCTTCCATAGCTCTAATACCGAAGTTTCTCAACATCACGTTTTCATCAGTGACTAATTCTAAGAAAAGTTTAGGACTTCGCTTAGCAAACAACATAAGATCTCTTTTAAGTTCTTTAGAACTCATCTTAGACACCTCAGAACCTTTTTCTACACGCATAACTGCTTCTGCCATATCTACATCTAAGTTGTTAGCAGCATTCATAGCCGCAACCTCAAACTCTAGCCAGTCTAAATGATCCTCAGCGTCTCTAATAGGTTTATGTTCTTTGTAAAGACTATCTCTATGTGGATGATAAAGAGAAAGTAGTTTTTGAAGTGTTTGTTTGTTCTTAGGAACTGTCAACGATCCATCTCTAAAAATAATGTGAGAAAGTCTTTGATCTCCTTTCATCTCGTCAACAAAAGGCGTTCTTTGGTTTTCGCAATACTTCAGCTCTCTTTCATATCCTTTTTCTTCGTCAAAGTAGTATATGTTTGCAGATCTAACGCTTCTACTTATTGGATTTGTAGTACTTGTTAAAAAATAAGTTCTATCTTTTATTTCCCAAGTGTCTTTTTTTGGTGTAGGTAATGGTTTTTCCATAACCTCTGTTTCAACCTTTGGTTGTTCTACAACCTGAGTAACCTCTTCGGTTACTTCTTGTTTTTTTGTTTCTTTTTTCTTTGCCATAATATAATATATAATAAAATTAATAAATAAAAAGGCCGAGGCCGAAGCCCCGGTCTTTTAGTATAAATAAGTGCTTACTTCATTAACATAAAGTTGTTAGCACCTTGAGTAATTAAACATCTTTCAGATAAATAATGTACTTCCATCGCATCTAAGTCAGATGTTACAGCTCCAACGGAACCAGTAACCCAAGTCTTCATTCTTCTATCGTCAGTTTGAGAAGATCTATATCTAACGTGTAAGAATGGTCTCTTAAGATTCTTTCCTAGTTGTTGGTCGTACACTGAAGAAACACCAGCTGGGATAATAACCCCTCTGATAGCGTTAACAGTGTCTAATAAACCACCTCTAGTACCTTTGTCGTTTAAGTATTTGAAATCAGACTTATAGAAGTCATAAGAACCTCTTCTGAATCCAGAGAAACCTAAATTTAAAGCCATATCAGCATCGTTTTCAAACACACCGAAAGAAGCACCTCCAGCGTAACCACCGTTGATACCAGCTAACATGTCATCTATTGCTAAAGAAGTAGATCTGTTTACAAACATCATGTTTTCTTCGATAGAACCTTGTTTATCAAACTCAGCTAAAATAGCGTCAAACTCAGCTAAATCAGTAGCCCAGTTAACACCTGTAACTCCCGAAGTAATGTTACCTCTTGCTTCGATAGCAGCAAACAAACCTTGAGTTCCCCATAAGCCTTCGTTGTCAGTTCCTAAGAAGTTGTCAACACCTGTAGAACCTGAAGCAATAGTTGCATCAACTGATTCTAACATAGACATTTCTAAGTAATCTGCAAAACGAGCTCTAGTGTCTCCCTCAGCTTTTAAATACCACATGTATCCATTTTGTCCTTGCTCACCTGAAACTTCAACCCAACCAATAGCAGACGCATCAGATCCTGAGATCTCATATTTGTCTTTTAATATGATCGGCTTGTTTTTGTAAGTTTGGAACTTTGGAGTGTTAGCACCACTTCTACCGTTATCACCTTTTTTGTACTCAGATCCATAAACAAGCACTACGATAGCTGTTGAACCACCGATAGCAGTTTGTAAATCTACTCCATCGTAAGTAGCTACAGTAACTGTTGCTCCTGAAACCGTTGTTACAATTGCTCTAGCAGTTTTAGTAGCGCTAGTCATTATAACAGTGTCATTAACTCTAATACCGTGATTAGCACCTGCTGTTTGACCGTCAATGTCGTTACCAACATCAAAAGTTTCGTTTGAACCATGCGTAGTTGCATTGTAAGATAAGTGTAACCTACCTTGTTCTGACCAAATAACTTGGTCTGAGGTCATAGCCTCTTCTGCTCCAACTTGAGAAAGGAAACCTGCGATTGTTCTGTTACCGAAAACCTCAGCTTCTTTTTCCATTAAGTCAGGCAGATATTGCTGAGCCCATCCTGCTGTAGCTTCAGCTGTAAAATCTATGTAGTTTGTAGATAGCGTTTGCTTCTGTGGAAGCGGCGTGCTATTTAAACTACCTCCTGGTGTAATTGCCATTTTTTGTAATTTTTTAAATTAATATTTATTTTGTTTTTTTGAATGTAAACTTAGAATAACCACCATCGTCATCTAATGCTCTAAACTTCATTCCTCCAGCCTCGACATTTTCGCCGTGCGATTGTCTAGGATCCATACTCACATTTTTAGCGTTTGCAACGCTATCTCTTAGTGCGTCTGCTTTTCCTTGCTCGTAGAAATGATTAGCTATAGAGTCCGCGTTCATTGCTGTGTATAGAGACTTGTGATAACCCTCTGCGTCTGACATTTCGTTATTTTCGTTCAGAAACTTTCCTACAAAATTATTAATATCAGTTTGAGAATTTTTAATCTCTTCAGCGTTGTTTACGTTGTACCTATATACCTTGTCACCAACTTTGTATTCAAATCCTTTAAACTCGTCATTAAAAACATTATTAGTTTTATCCAAAAATATTTCGGTCATCTTTTGTCCTGTAGCTGATTCCTCGTTGTATTTGTTGAAGAATTCAATAGCGTTCTGCTGATCTTCTGTTAATCTACTTCCAGCTTTTAAATCTTCATAGTATTTAGACTTTAACCCGTCTAAGTGGTTCCTTGCCTGAGCAACTTGCTCCTTCAAGGCTAATTTTTTTCTTTTTATGTCTAACTCTTCTTCAGTGTCTTCGTCGTATAAAAACTTGTCCTGTATAACAAAGTCAACTTCTTCGTTTGTTAAGTGTGGCTTTGTTGTTTTATAGTATTCTCTAAGAAGAGTATCGTTATCTAAATCAGAGTAATCTGTATTAAGTTTAACGTAGTCATTAATATCTCCACCAGTGTCATTCATGAAGCTCATTAACTTTTGAACGTTTTCTGGTAAAACAACCTTAGGAGGTTCTGGAACTTTTTTAACTTCCTTTTTTTCTTTTGTAACTTCTTCTAACAACGGCGTCTCTACAGGTTTTTCAACTTTAGGTTCTTCAACTTGTTTTATTTCTTCTACAGGTTTGTCTAAGTTTACTTTTGTTACCTCTTCTGCTTTTGCTGCTAGATCTTTTAAATCTACTTTAGTAGTATTGTTTTCTGGTTGTTTAGAAAACTTTTTTGGTTTAGATTTTTTAACCTTTAATTTTTCAACAGTATTGTCTACTTTAGGTTCTTCGGCTACTGCCGGTTTTTGTTTTTCTTCTTTCATAATAAAATATAATAATAATTAATAAATGTTACATATTGTTCATCATCGATTGAACTCTATCTTGATCAAACGGTGACTGTTCTTCTTGTTCAAAGTTCTTAGCAGGAGCTTTATCTTGTCTTTGCTCTATCATTTTTGATTGCTGCGTAGCTTGAATCTTTGTTCTTTTATCTTTTCTGTCTTCTTTTTCAACGTCTGCGTTGTTCATTCTTGAGATTTCCGCTTGTTTTAATCTCATGTCGTTTTCAAACTCTAACTGTAAAAGTTCTTTTTTAATTTGAGCTTCTTGCATCATTTTACTAGACTCTAAGTTAGCTTTAAATTCTTCAATTTGAATTACGCTTTGTGTTTTAGTTTGTTCTTTTTGCATTTCCATTTGAGCAGCAGCTTGTTGTTGCTGAATGTTAGCTTGGGCTTGAGACTGTTGGAGTTGCATTTGTTTAACTTGATCTTTCTCCATTTTAATCTTTCTTCTAACTTTTAAAAGTTGATTAGCTAACTTTACATTTTTAACCTCTCTAAGATCTATCGCGTCTTCAAGTTCTATTGTTTGTTGTGCTAAAGCTACTTGTATATTATTTTCAAGCATAGCTTTTTGTTCTTCGTCTGGAGAAAGTTCTATAAATATTCCAAAGTCATATAAGTGTAATTGAGACATTTCTTCAAGTGTAGAAACGTTGTGAGCACCTAAGGCTTGTATAAACGCGTTTCTAGTAGGAGAATACTCTATAATATCAGATATTCTAAGTGATAAAGCCTCTGCGGTTTCAGATGTTAAAAATAAACCAGCTTGTAATATATGTCTTGTCGCTGTGTTAGAGTTTGCTGCCGCTAGCTTTTGAACACCAACTAATGAGTATTTTTCAGGCTTAGAACCATCTGACGCCTCGTTTAGCCCGGTTACATCTCTTATCATTTGTAGATAATAGTTGTATGTCTGTATTAGACTTTGTAGTTTTTGGCCACCACTACCGCTAGATATTTCTTGAATAGGTATTTTACCAGGATTCATATCGCCTTCTGAAGTAAAACTTCTACCGATTACACTACCCGTTTGGAAGAACATGTTTAACGCTTCTTGTGGATTATAATTTGTACCATTACCTAAGTCAATCTCAGCTAACCCATCGGCATCTAAATAAACACCATCAGGAACCATTTTAGATAAAACTTGTTGTAACTTTAAGTGTGTAAGTTGAATCATGTCAGCGAAACCAGTTATTCTACTAACTAGCGATTCGATTTTACCGTTATACATTCTCGGCGCAACTATAGCGTAATTCATTTTAACTTTAGTATAATCACTTTTTGGCCTCATCATGTTTTTAGCCATTTCCCATTTCAAAAGTTTATCAGTACCAACTATCATAGCTCCGTCAAATAAAACTTCTATACATTTATTTAGTTTACCAAAGTCTCCTTTTTTGTCTTCAGGTGGGTTAAAGTTATCGTCTTTTTTAATAGCTTTAGTTCCTCCTGTTTTTGTTTCTTTCATTTTATAAACCTGATTCATATAGGTTTTATAATTAAAGTAGAGAACTTGAACCTTGTTATTATCTTCGTCACCAGTTTGTATATTGTTCATATATCTATTTCTAGTGCTTTTTCCTTGTGATATTTCTTTTAACTCAACGTCAGTAAGTAGTGGAAATTGTTTTTTCAATTCATTGATAGGTATGCTTTTAACCTCTCCAACGTAATATATATCTTCAAAATACGGAGACTCTGTGTAAGAGTAAACCAAATTAGCTGGATCAACATAGTCTATAGTAACACCTTGAGAAGTATTAAAAGATGTTTTTACCGCTCCAATACCTAAGACAGTTAAATCGTAATTAACCCTCTTTTTTGTTAACTCATACCTATTACCTTCCATCAACATGTTGATTGCTTGTTCCTCTGCTATTTCAACACCTTGTTTATACGTTAATTGCATGTATAGATCTAGTTCTTCTTTCGTCCTTGGTAAGTCTGGCCCTTCGTTTTCATTAAGATTAATTCCAATACTTTTCGCTAATTCATTTAGTTCTACCGTTTGTAAATCTCCCATTAAAGACTCCATATACGCAGAGCGCTTACTCACTCCATACTGGTCTTGCGCGTAAGCTTTCACACTGTACATTCTCTCTGAGATGCCATTAACAACAATATCTACGAACTTAGATATAATAGGCACTGGTTTCCAATCTAAGTTTAAGTAGCTTAAGTCACCGTTTATAGATAATTCATTTTTATACTTTTGTATAGATTGTTCTCCTCTAGCATATAGTCTTAAAGTGTGGTAATTATTTTTATTGTTAGCATATCTATTGCTACCATGATAACCATGACTATTTGAAAACCATTCGTTTTCAATTGCTTTACCAACTTTCAAGCCATATTCTAAACTTCTTTTCTCAGAATCTTTAGCAACTTGACTTGGAAAAATATTTTTAATAACTCCAGCCATATTTAATTTTTGATTATTCTTGAAACATCACCTCTATTTGAGTACTTAGCAATGTTTATGTTTAATTTTGGTTTTTCAATTTTCGCGTTAGGTCTATACAAATGCCTATTGCAAGCCATTATGGCTAGTCCGGAACTAATAGTAGCATCGAACTTTGTTCTTTTTGTTATGTCAAATCTAGCCCAGTCATTTAGCGTTCTATTAAAGTACATAGCACCATAATTACCATCGCCTAAATGACCAACGTGACTCTGTACATACATTTCAATAGCAGCAGCGTGAGCCTGCTTGATGTCTTCACTTGAGTTTGGTATCCCACCTATTTCTTTTTCAGCTACAGAAAGTTTGTTCCATAACTTGTCCGGTCTGTTCATAGAGTAACCTCTATAACCTCTTCTTCTAAAGTGATACAAAAGTCTAGGTTTGTTGTTCTCACACAATAAAGGCATACCATAAAACACACATGCCATCAATACATCTTCAAAGAATATCTCCGCTGTTTGTGGTCTTGCTACATATTCTAAAAAGAACTGATTTGGAGGGGCGTCTTCCATTGAAAACTTAGTTAAACCGTGTAATGCTCCGTTTGATCCTCTTCCGTCTACTGTTCCTGATATGTCGTAACTATCGCACCCAAAGGCTCCCATGTGTTCATTTGCTGGGTATTTTATCCCTTTCTTTTCTATACTCTTGTTTTGTAAATGTTGAGGTGGCGTCCAACTTATTTTAAACCTACCTTTTGGATCTGGATAAAATATAACTTGCGTGTCTTTCACTCCATTAACCCATTGGAAATTTCCAGTGCTTATATTCGCAACGCTACCTACTCCTTCGTTGTAATCTATTTGCTCGTAAAGTTTAACTAGATTAAATATACTGTTTTTAGCCTCATCCCTAAACGCGTGCTCTGTTGTTCTTGGAAACTGTCTATAAAACTCGTTTAAGCCATCGTGATCAGATTTTAACCCTTCAACTTCGTTTTCCCAGTGTTCTATTATACCGTAATCTATTAATTCACCATCTGGTCCGAGTACATCATTATCTGGACTATTAAAAACTGGATATCCGTATTCGTCAATAAATCCTTCGTAGTTCCATTCCATTGGGATAAACAAAGAATATAAACCAGATTTTGTTTGTCCATTACGATTTCTTGAGGTAACATCTGAAGCATTGTATAGTTTTTTAAAGTTGTCTCCTCCTTTGTCAAGGGCGTTAGAAGTTGAGCCCATCATACATTTTCCTACTATTCTACTACCTAATCTTAAACAGGTTTTTGTAACCCTCCAGTTGTTTAATATATTGTCTGGTCTTTCCCATTTACCGCTTTCATCGTGCACTAATAAGTTTAATTTTTCACCATCATAACTATTGTCTCCTGTGTTTTTCCAGTCTATAGTCGTATCTAGTCCTTTAATATCTTCGAGCTGCTCATTCGACGTGATCTTCTTTCTTGTAAACTTACTAGCAGGTACTCTGTAAGCAAGTTCGGATTTTGGCCGATCCATACCATCTTGGATAGGTTTAAAAAAGAACGGATAATTAATCGATATAGGAACAACTTTATCTGTAAACATTTTTTTCGCATCTGCACCAGTTTTTGACAATATACCATATCTACTATCACTTGATATAGTGGCTAAATTAACTGTTTCCGCCGACGACATGAAAGAAAATCCTGATCTACGGTTTTTAAGGTAGCACATACCATAGCATCTTTTGTCTGCTTTACAGGCCTCCCAAAATATAAAGAATAATCTATTTGCCTCTCTATAATCTGGAGCTCCAACATCAATTTTACTCCATTGTAAATACATATAGTGCGTACCGGTTATCCAGGTTGGTTTACCATTATTCATAAACCAGAAACCCTCCTCTCGTCGTTTAAATTCTTCGTCTATGTAATCGTACCATTTTTCTTTATTGTTTTCCGGATAACCCCTCCAATCGAATATGTTTTTGATCCTTTGGAGTTCTTTAGGATATTCCTGCTTAACCCACTTATTCTTTGGATGCGTATATACTTCTTTAGGTGGTTTCGGTAGCGCTATAATTAAATTTTGTATCTCTATAATCTCCCCTATAACTCCATTGTGTGATAACACAATTAAGTCGTGTTCTTTGTTGTAACCGTATTTCCACTTCTTACCTCTATTCATTCTGGTAATAGTGGTTCTTTTTATCGGTTCAACCGTATTAACTAAACTTTGCTTGTACATTACTTAGATCTACCTTCCGCGAATCCTTTAAAGACTTTTTTCTCTGCCTCTTCAGGTGCCTTGCCCTCCAAAAGGTTTTCTTCTTCTTGAATTCTGTTAAGTATTTCGAATGCGTCAAATATAGCTAGTTTTTTAGTAGCCGCGGCGTTCTTTAGTCTATCTGCTGATATATCATCATCGCTATCGACGATGGGTTCTTTTGCGACTTTAATCAGTTCTTCAACTGCTTTCTGCCCAGCTTGGATTATACTCTTCTTCGTTTCCTTCGTATTCATATTTAATTGTAATAAATTGCGTCATAACTCTATATAGTCTCTTTCCATCGACTACAAACTCGTATGTTGAAAAAGGTGTAAATCCTACCAGATCTCCTTTTTCGTAAGAACCATCAGTATGCTTAATAATACCGATACATGATTCTTCTTGATCCACTCCTAAGTGTTTTCTTTCCTTTATGGGTTGCACAAAACAATATCCTCTAGGAGCTCTCCACTCTCCGTTTCTTTTGTATAAAAACACTTGGTCTTCTTTTACAATATAAGTGTTTTCATCAAAATAACTTCTACTATTCTTTTCATTACCTCTAACGTCGTGCCAACGTCTAAATACGTTATGATGTGTTATAATAGTATCTCCAGGTTGTATCTCTGTTTCAAAAGCTGTAGGAACAGATTTAACAATAGCTTCTCTATTTACAAATTGGTGATTATAAACCTCAGTGTTAATTATAAGATCTTTATCTCCAACTTTAGTAGTATTGTTGTATCTATTTCCTTTTGGCTCTATAACAAAGTCAAAAGGCGCTCTCATTAGTACTCTAGATTGTACTCTACAGAGACGGCCATGTTCTTGTTGAAGTCTTTCCAGGGTAGGACATCTTTGTTCTTTTTAATATATATAGAGTATTTATCTTTTTCTTCTATAATATCAGATATTGTATGTCCACCATATACTTCTTGACCAACAGCGTAATGCATAGCGTCATTCTTATAGTCTTTACCTACAGTAATTTTCCTAATCAGTTTTGACATCTTCTTTATGATTTATAGTACCATCTTGAATGTTAATGTCAGCTGTACCATAAGTCTTTTCAAAGTCGACTTGCATTTTACCTAACTGTTCTTGTAATACCGATACGTGGTGTAAAAGATTGTGCTTTTTACTTTCCATAGATCCAACCTCTAGTTGCGCCCTATTTATATCGTTAATTACTGATTGTACTTGATTTAATTCTTCGTTTGTAATCTTAGAAGGTTTTTCAGCCTTCAACTCCTTAATTTTCTTGTTTGTGTTCTTTGCCATTTTATTTAATTTAAGTTAATTATTTTTTTTATTTTTCGAACGATAATATTAGCGTTATTGGAGATGTATTATATACTAACTTACCCGCAGCGCTTGCGTTTCCTAAGTTATTTTCCATTGTCATTTGTGTTGCGGAGTCAACAGTTTTTACTGTTCCAAGCAGATTATTATCTTCGTCTCTCAACACGTCTCCTGGACCAATACCAGAAAGTCTTGGATCTAAATCAGTTACAGCTAAAACCGGACTTGTAGTTGCTAATCCAGTGCCACATTCCATCGTTGAAGCTCCCCAATTGTGAGTGCCTTTTGCTAAAATACCAACGTACAACTTGTCATAACCAACGTTATCACCGGAATCAGGTTCGCCCGTTAATATCAAGGAGTTGTAATTTAGTTCATCATCTGCTGTTCCTCCAGAAGACGCAGATCCAACGGTCATTATAGAACCCATTATAAGATCAGCGTCATTAATGTTTTTACTAGCATCTACATAGGTCTTACCTATTATATTTGGAAACCAACCATGAGTATCTACAATGTCATTGTCACCACCCATTGTTCCTGGGGCATTACCGCGAATGCTTTTTGCCCAGAAAATTTCGATATCAGTCGGAGCGTAGTAGACTCCATTCTTACCTGTATATCGTATTGTCATACCTAATAATCTTGACGAGCCTTTAGGCACATCAAAACCATGCCAATCACATAGTATTTTGGTATTCGTTATGTTTCCCGCCGCTAGAGCAGCTACGGATATAGTTGGTTTTACTTCTACTGTAAAATATTTTCCCATTGTTTTATTTTTTTACTTTTTCTAGTGATCTACCACCGAAGTAAGCACCAATCACTGTTATTAATACTAATTGTAATAAGTCTACCCATGAAGCTTTAACCTCAAAAGCAATAACACCAGCATCGATAAAAACTAACAATACTGTTGATACTACTAGAAATATTAAAACTAGTGGTCTTATATTTTTGCTTAACCAAGAGTCAGATGCCATATCCATTTTCCAACGCTCAGTTATATTTTTTTCCATCTCTATTTCGTAACTAGAGATTAATTCTTTGATTTTTTGTTCAGCTTCAAGCTTTTCTTCCTTAGAAGTATGTAAGTTATCTATAACTCCACCTACGCCTTCTACTAATTCTTTAGCTCCACCTGAAAATATACTTGCTAATATACTCATAATTTAATGATTTCCGTTATTAGCGTCGTTTTCCCAGGGAAACTCGCCGTCTCCAGCTTCTTTCCATTCTCCATAGATATTTATCATATCTCTACCATTTATAGTTTCTCTAGCAAACGTATCGCCATTGTATTTTATGTAATCATCCCCATACTCCAACTTACCAACTCTCATATCGGTAGCGTGTCGCATTTCATGATTTATTACTTGTCTCTCTTCAAAACTCCCAGGTTCTAGTTTATTGCTAATATATATACTTCCGTCCATATTAGCCTCACCTAAAACTCCTTCTTCTAAATTCTTTCTGATAACAGGGGTTCCAGGCACGGAAGCGTCCCCACTAGCTTCTTGACCAAAACGCATTTTCGTTCTGATCTCTCCGTTAACAGCATAATTACCTCTTTCTTTCCCTAGTTTAAATCCCATATTATTTGTTTATGTTGATGTATCGGTAGCTCCAGTAAACATCCCATTATTTATTGTTCCAACCCCTCCGTTCACTTTCTTTTGTGTTGCATCAGCGACTGTGTTTAACTTTGACTCTAATTCCTCACCGTACATTTTTCTTAACATGTAATATATGGAGTTAGCTTGATCTCTAGTCATCTCGTCGTATTCCTCAAGATGCTCTTTGGTTATATATTCGTTTTCTCCTATAATACCTAACTCTCTTAAGTTTACTTGCAATTCAAACATCGCGGCGTATCCTTCGGGTTCATACGTCGTGTGCAAACTCCAACCATCCGGGTGCACTGCTTTACCTGTTGATCCATCCTCAGATATTTCAGATGGAGTTATCCATCCCCAATCCCC